CTGGCGGAACTTATTGGGATTGCAACATTAGAAAAATCGGGGCTTCACCCCGCTGCTAAATTCAGCCAGGGTGATAATTCTGGAGTGTCCAACATAGATGATATAGATATTCTGTCTACTGATATATACAATGGAAATATTTTAGAGAACAATGCTACATTCATAGTTAAAACTTACCCTGCTTCTCCGGCCTATATGTATCAGGAAGCATTCTCGATGTATCCAATTAAACGATATTGGAGAGCAAAGGTGGACGGTACATGGAGAGGGTGGATTGAGTTATAATTGAGCCCAAGAATTTTCGCTATTTGAATTTTTAATTCTTGTAATATTTAATCCTGAAGGATGAAAGTAACGCTGGACAGTTGCTCCAGCAGCTCCAACTCCTGCTTGAAAAACTAACAGAGTTCCGTAGGCATCCGAACCTGGAATAATCATATACATGCCGGACTCCACAACATCGTTAAGTTCATCAATACTATTTCTGTTTGTTATATACAAAAAATCTTTTACCATGAATGGAAACAAGTTATTTCCATTCATAAGTTCCGCCAGAACTGACGCAACCTGCTCTTTTGTCATTACTCCGACGGCATTTCCGGCGGCATTCACGGCCACAAAACTGGAGATGTCTTCCAAAGCTGGGAGAGCCAGTGTAGACTTCTTCAGTAGCTCCGTTTTCGACACTTTATGCGGAACGCCGTTTGTATCGTACACCTGTACCGTTTCACCATCTTCTGCTGTAGTCTGTTCCATTATAGCCTTTGCATTGTCCAGAATTTTATCTGTTGTTTCGCCGTCATACCTTGAATCGTATTTTTTATCGTCCATATCGTTTTCAATTTATCATTAAGATTAATAAGATTACTAACACTGTGTAGATTATAATTGCCTTGTCCATCAGCTTGTATAATTGATTAAAAAATATCCGAAATATGGAACCTTAGCCACCAGTAGTATTATTGAATCGCCGACAGCCAAAGTATAACTTTGCACACTTCCGTTCTGGTCGTATATTCCGGCCAACGTGACGTTTTTAGAGCCTGCAAGGCATCTGAAAACCAACATAAGTCCGAAATCAGACGGAAGGCTGCTCATACCAAACATGCTTGCGACCTGCGACTCATCCGGAAGGGTCACATTATATGCGCTGCTGGCATATATAAAGAAGATATTATTCTGTGAGAAATCAATCTTGTAGGTGCTGCCTGTAATGTTAAGCCTTCCGATCTTGGTTCCAATAAACGCAGTTGCCATCAGTGGAGCATTGCTTTTCAGCCCATAGTTTTTCGTTCCACCAGATACTTCAATAAACAACCCATAGTTGGCCACGTCAAAACCATATCCGCCATACGTATTCGTCTGATTGTTTATGATTCTTCCCGCAGCTGTAAAACCAGAAGCTGTCGCCGGAACAACATTCTTCCCTATTAATACATAAGAGCTTGTGCCGCCTACACGAATCATGTCACTATAAATTGACAAACTACCTCCACCTCCGGATGCCGTTGCTTCACTACCGATTCGGCCATTTGCCAGTTCAAATCCTCCGATAGAGCCTCTTTCCAAAGAACCCTCCGCACCATCAAGATGCTTCACCTTCAGATTGTCCACGTCAATGTATTCGGCCTTGACAATCGGACGTCCGTTTTTATCAGTAGTGAAAACAGCAATCGGTTCACCGGATGTGTTGGTTACAAAGAAATTATCTGCATGTACCGTTACAGTCCTATCTTTGACGTTGATTCCTGTATCTTCCAGTTCAAGGCTTATTTCGTCCTTTGCTACCTCTACAACTGATTTACCAGACGATAGCATGAGTTCGCTAAATCTTCCGACAAGCTTCCCGTCAGACAGACTGAGGTAATTCGTTTGTTCCCTGTTACCGATATAGGCCCGTCCATACACATTGAAGTATCCCTCTTTTTTCACACGGTCGTATCCAATCGTGACTATATCTTTCCCGGAGATGGAGTAACTGTTGATTCCCTGATAGAAGATAAGAGAAGGCGCACCGTCTCCGTATGCAGACAGCACGATTGCGGACTGGAAATCCGTGTCCGATATGTCTCCAAGTTGTACAACCACATCACCCTCCTTGGGAATATCACTACCTTCGTCACAATGATTTACAGATACTTCTATCCAATTATCGCCGACGGCAGTGACTAACCGCCACCAGTAATGGTTACTAACATTCTCATAGACTCCGGATTTGATATTGAATGACTGGCTGCGTACCAGGTTACCCACACGGAAACGGTTCTCGATGGCTTTCTCACCATCGTTTGCAAGGAAGTAACAGCGGTACACGGCGCCATGTGCGCTTGGCTGCACGTATGCTCTGCTGCCATCTGAATAGTATTTCGCGCTACCATCCGCATAATAGAACGGAACCGCATCTATACGCTCTACCTTAGTAATCGTTGCTCTGGCACCTGAAGCGTTGAACATGAAGGAAGCTCCGGCCAGCTCGGTCTCCATTATTGAAAGTAACTGGAAGATAGCTTTCTTGCGCACGTACAGTTTGTCAATCCATCCGACGGATTCACCGCCTTCCTCTGAAGAGAATGACATGCCGGCCCCCATCATTCCAGTTACAAAATCGGGAGATGTAAGGAAAGGAGATATAATACCGCCAAGAAGCTTCATCAAAAACTCCGTCCGGTCAGGTGCATCCTTACGAAGATGTGTCTTCAACGATTTTAATGCACTGAATATATTCTTATCAGACGGTGTTTTTTCATCGAACGACCGGATTACATCATATACATATTGTTCAGCCTGTCTGGCCACCTCATACCGTAGCGAGTTCAGCGAGTTATCCACCGAAGATTTCCACCCCGTACCAACTTCATCCGAGCAGGTAATCGTAGCCTGGCACAAGTCGTTCAACTTGCGCTGCACCTTCGTGATACGGGTATCCTTGTATCCTCCGGTAGAACCGAAATACTGTTCTGAAAGCAGACGCACGTTCCATCCGATGCGGAGCGGTGTATTATTCTTTTCTATGTAGTTCCGGTCAGTGGTTCCGGTGTATTTGTTCGGGTCAAAGCTGTAGGTATTCAAGAAGTCATCTACTGCCTGCTTGTATGCCTGTTCCGCTGCGGTGATGTATTCCTGCGGCATGGCGAAGTTCCATGGTATATACTTGTCACCTGGATTTGGTATAATCACACCTCCAGGAATCTGAGTCGTATCATCTGGATACACGTTGATGATTTCCCACTCCCGTGTGTCTTCATGCCATGCCGCCTGGAAAGAACCGTCAGTTCCACGTCCTGCCAGCTCGCCAGTCTGGAACTGTAACATATAGTCCAGATCCGGAATCTCGTAGTCTTTCGGATTCCAGTTCATGCCGTTGTCCTTGAAATAATATACGGTGTACTTCCGTCCTTCCTCGCTGGTTTTCTCTTCCGTACGTACAGATGAAACAGTACCTACATACTGAGGATATATCTCAGCAAACGCAGCTTCTTCCGTTTCTTCCTTCACTCCGTACAAGTCTACGTTCTTGTCCACATATATTTCCCGGCTTGGAAGTTGCAGACGGGAATACCCGTACTTTGTCGCATCAATATTGCGTGTGCTGCCCAACGGGAACAGACGGGTAAAGAATTTCACTTCTCCGTTATCTTCCTGCGCCAGATTGGTAAGCCCCTGAAGGTAGCCAAGCTCCACCACTTCCCCACGTTCAGCTTTGCAGAGATTAATCACATAACCGTCTGCCCACATTTCCGTATCAAATGTGGCGGCGATGCCGTTGCTGCCAAATGCCGCATCCCAGCACTTCACATTCCGGTAATCAATCACCTTGTTTTCTGCGGTAATAACCGTTCCGATGCTCCACAGATTTCCACCGGCACGGCGGTTCATATTGTCTATCCACAACTGCAGGTGTTCGCGCGGACCACCGTCGTAACTGAATTCAGAAGTGGTTCCACCTTCCTGGAACAGCATCAGTGTATCTTCCGCATCATGTATCGGCGCATAGAACTTTACGCTGTATTCATAAGTCTGTGTGTTTTTTTGTTTCGGACGATAACGTGACTTTACCTTGTAGCGAACGCCTTCCACCTCGATGTAGTCATCCACATCCAGCGGCACATATTCGGTATGGGTGAAGGATGCGGATACGCTGCATTCTCCACCTATTTCTTCCGTAACACTGGAAGAAGAGTTCGGGCTGGCTGTCAGCCTGAGGTTGTTGGCTTTATCGTATATTTTCAGTTCCATTTAAACAGTGTTTAATCAATTACTAAATAGAAGGCTGAGGCTCCATGAATTTTACGGAAAACAGCACATAGAACCGGTCTCCTTCGTAACTTTCGTACCATTCCGGATCTGCCGGCATATCCTGGTAAACCATATTGTAGGTTCGGTAATTCTTCACGGCGATTGCAAGCATACCCGACGTGATGAGCGTCATCATGCGCTGGTATTTGTCCAGCCGGTCGGATGCGGAGCTTCCACGAAGCCAGAACTGCAATGTACGTTCGATGCTGCCCAGCTTCACGTTCGGGTTCTGAGGAAGCTCTACCCCATTCCTTTCTCGGAAATCGACGGTAGTAATATCCTTCGCCTTGGGTATTCGAAGCAAAGCATCCATGTTCACGTGTCCGCCTTCTTCCGTCTCTCCCAGGAAAGCACCGTATTCCGTCCATGCGTCTGTTCCGTTGATTAAAAGAAATCCTGTCAGGTCCATATTATTTCAGTGTTATACCGTTCAATTTCATGTCGCTCAATATATCGTGTATCTCCACCAGATGCGCAGTGTGACCGGCTATGGTGGCCAGTGTCTGGCTATCCTGTTTCTGTGTATTGCGGATTTCCTGCACAAACTTGTCTGTATTGGCCAGGTGTGTCTGCATGTTCCGTCCCATCCCTTCAAAAGTGGATATGCTATCCTGACTCATGGTGGTCAGTGCACCGCTGCTGGGAGACTGACTGCTGCCAGAATTCTCCGATGAAGTCCATCCGAAATCTTTCATTATCTGTTCCCTTTCTGCAAGCATATCATTAATAACATCCTGATATTTGTTTCTTAATATACCGGCTTCATCTTTGGTCAGTTCACCTCCTGATTCTGCTTTTGTAGCCCATGTGTCATATAATTCCTGAATTTGCTGTTTGTATTTTCCAGCAATCAGAGAAGAGAATATGGCGTTCTGAAGGTATTTTTCAAAATTGTCTGCAAAATCCTGGTTGGTAGCATCCAAATCCGACAGCATGCTCACAAAGCTGTCACGGAATTCATCAAAGCTTACCCCGGTAAATGCTTCCTTCTCCTGTTCGGCAATTTCCTTCAACTGTTCGCTATACTTGTCTATATTCTGAATGTAGGTCACAAACTCAGAGTTGACAGCAGTCAGTACCGACACAAACTTTTCGTCCTGAAGAACTTTACCTATGACATCTTCATCCAATTTTATCACGTCACCAAATCCCTGTATATTTGCTCCAGTAAGCTGCGAAAGCCTTGCCCAATCCTGCGCACTCATTCCACGGTTTACCCGGTATCCAAGAGAGTGACTACCGATGCTTGCACCGCTTCCTGACAAAGCTTCCATCAACTGCCGCTGGCGTTCAATCTGCACGTCTACCAGTTTTTTAGCTTCCTCGGCTGCTTTCTGAGCTTCTGCACCATAATCAATGTCGATATATTGCTGTTTCTTGGAGATAAGCGAATCCCAAATGTCAATCAGTCCTTCATACTTTGATTTCATATTCTCGTACCCGGAATAATCGGCACCTCCGAAACCAAACAGTCCGGCTATCGTATTGCCTATTCCAGTCAATATACTAACTGACCCTGTAATAGCACTGAATGGTTTTGTCAAATCAATGCTTTCCAGTCCACTCATTACCTGACTGACTCCGTTCAATGTCTCACTCACCGCTTCCGGAACTTTTACGCCAAAGTTTCCTAACATATCCACTATGTCGTTTCCGGCATTGACGATTGCCATTCCTTTCTGTCCAATAGAATTGGCCGCATCAGTCAGACTCTTCTGTGCACTGTATCGTTTATCCTGGGCAGCACGAAGTCTTTCCTCCGCTTCGGCCTGAGTAATCAGCTTACGTGTAAGGGTTCCGGTTGCTTCGTCATATTCTTCCACAATTACGCTTACACCCATCTGCGTCTGGTTCAACAGATTTTGTGCAGAGCGAACTTCCTCCATCGCAGACTTGTAATCTTCGTACCCCTTCTTCATTGTTTCAAACGGGGAACGGTCGGCCAGCTCGGAATCTATATTATTGAAAGCATCCATTACTTCCTTGAAAGATTCGGGGCTGATGTCATCACCGATTCCTTCCAGGTATTGTTTCAGCTTTTCACGAAGGCTTCCCAGTGTATCAGTAGATACACGCTCCAGGTCACCGAAAATCTTGTCCCAGTCCATCCCTTTCTTCATTTCCTCAAAGTCCAGGCTGGCCAGCTTGTCGTCACGTTCACGGGTTAATACGTCGGCCTCTCCTTCTGTTTGCGCAGCGGCAATCTTCCGGGCGTAATCCATTGCAATGGCCAGACGCTTCTCCTGATACGTTCCGTATTGTTTATTGTAGTCGATAAGGCTCTGCGTGGCCTTGTCGCGATATTCCTGTTCAATCTGATATATCTTTTCGTTATACACCTGTTCTGCCAGCATACGGTTGGTGTTTGCCGTATTCTTTACCTCGTCGTACTGGCTCTGTGGGATATTGTCACCCTGCTTGCGTGCCTGATCCATTTTGGCAAGCATATCCCGTTCCTGCTTGTCAATGTCAGCCACAGACTCATCGTATTCCTGCTTTGCCAGTGCCATACGCTTGGCAATACCTTCCTGCATAATCTGTATGCGGAGTTTTTCCGTAGTCTGCTGTGCTTTTACGCGGGCATCGGCAAGCTGGGAGGCGTAGTCGGTTTTCTCTTCTTTCTGCTTTTTGGAGCTAGCAGAGAAATCAGTGGTGTAAGCCGATGTGTCTATCTGTTTGACTATACCCTCTACTGTTTTGTTGTTCTTTGCAATTTCTTCAGAAGATTTTCTGATATTCTCCATCCTACGTTCGTATTCCTCGATAATCTTTTCCGCGTTACTGTCACCTGAAAGAGTTCGGTTTGTCATGAAACTGCTTTGATTTACCGTCAACGCGTTTTGCCTCATTCCTTCTCTTTGTTTCAGTGCAGCTTCGTATGCGGAACGCATCTGATTAACCCATTGCGAATCCGCATTAATACCACGTTGTAACTGAAAGTTTCTTTTTGAATAATCTGCAACAATATCTTCTGCTGCCTGTGCCTGACCTTTACGTATAATTGCCTTTGTCAGTTCATCGTACGCAGATGCGGCATTCCCCGCTAAAATGGCTTCATTGCTTAGTTTACCGAAATAATCCGGATACATTTTTTGAAGCTCATCTACAGCCTTATTCCTTTCTCTCATGGATTTTGATGTATCCTGACTGGCTGTATAAAGAATTCTAAGTTTTGCAGACTCTTCAGAAGCAGCTTCTCCTCCTTTTCTTCTGGAAGTGTTCAATGATTCCTGTAGCTGTTGAGTTTCTGATAGTTCTTTTTTGGCTTTACCAAGGTTCTTAACCCAATTACCAATTTCTTTTCCATATACAATGCCCAATGAAATTAGAGCGATTAAGGCTGTCTGAAGGGAAAGCAATGCTTTTCCAAGCTGTTTCCATACCGGCACACCCTTTTGTCCTGATGCGGCCAGAAGTTCGTTCTGCTTGCGCACATCGGCAATGGCATCCGCCAGCATCGGCAGGTTGTTGGAGATAGCGAGTATAAACATCTGCGGACCCATGGCAAGCGAAGGAAGTTCTCTTGCTACCTGGCTGAACTGCATCTTCAGGTTGTTTGTCTTACGGGTAACGGCTTCTGTGTCGATGTCGATTGAAGGAGTTTTTGCAACCTCCTCTTTGGTTTTCTTCAAGTCTTTCAGTCCGGCCTTCAATCCGTTAATCTGGCCCGTCAAAGCCTGCACGTTTGCAGCCTCCTGAGTGTAGTTTTTTCCGGCCTGCTTGTTCGCTTCAAGCTGTTTAATCTGCTCGGCACGTACCAGTTTCAATGCGTCAATCAGTTTCTGAGTCTGATTTTCCAAATCATCCACATTCTTGCCAACGCTCTGTAATCCGGCCTTGGTCAAGTCTTTCATGAATATTTCCAGTTCAACGGGTACTGCCATGATTTCAATTTATAATGATAAATAATCAGTCCTTTACCGCATAGTTGGTAAAGAACTCCAGCGGGTTCATTCCCTTTGTCGTGTTCGTGTTATTTGTTTGTGTGCGACTGTTTCTTTGTTTCTCCCGTTCCTCCATTTCACGGATTTGCTGCATCAGGTCCGTTTTTTTCGGAGGAACCCAGTGAGGCATGTCTGCCATCATGAGCTGAAGGGTAACTACATTTACCTTGTCCAGAATGTAGTCAATGCTCCATCCTGTTTCTGTGGCAATCTGACCTACTACGCCGAAAAGGCTATGCGAAGGTTCCGTATGTCCCTTCTTTAACTCCTCTTGTCGTTTGCGCTCTCGTTCCGGCTCGCTAAGGGCTGCATCTTGTTCAGAGCTGCTGCCGATGCGATAATAATCCCGAAAGACGTGGTAGATGTACTGTTCAGCACCTGTCTCCAGGCGGCTGAAAGTTCGTCGGGTGTCATCAATTCCCGTAGCATCCAGGCCACTATGCGGTTCAGCACTCTTCCCAGTACAGGACCTCTCACAATTCCGTATGCTACAATGCGGCTGATGTCCTTTCCATGCAGGAAGACAAACCGGATACGCTGGTCCTGGTCGTATGCGTCATATTCTTCCGGAGTTACCCCGATTCGGAGATAACGCTTGCTGATTCGTATCAGACTGCGTGTGGTAGGTGTCTTCATCGTAATGCGGAACGGACGTTTCCGAAGTACCGTATGAAGCGGCAGGCTGATTCCCCCGTCACTGAGGGATATGCCTGCCAGAAGTTCTATATCCTGTGCCTTCATCATGCTTTAGCGTCTGCGGTTGTGTCAGATGTGTCGGGAACCACACCGGGAGGATAGATGCGGTAACGTCTTTCCTTGCCGTCGGTCGTTTTCAGCATATCCACACGGATACCCATTGCCAGCACATTCTGCATGTTGATACCGTTCTGCCATCCGTTACGGCTCAATCGGGAGTTAAATACACGGAAACTGTGGCCTGAATGCATAGTGATAGTCAGTACGCCATTGGCTACCATCTTTGTCGGTGGTGTATAAGAGCCGTCAGCTTCGGCTTTTCCACCGAACACATTCACCATGTTTTCCGCATTCAGCTGGATAAGGTTCATTGTGAACGCATCGCTTCCCGGATTGGTCATGATGCTGTCTACCGGTCCGTCTGTTACTTGTGCGGCCATCACATCCATAAAGGTAGGCGCATTTCCTGCCGGCTGCATTCCGTTTTCATCCAACCAGCCCAACGTCTTTTCTTCACCTCCTTCTCCGGAAGGCTTGAAAGTCACTTTCGCCACGCCGTACATCAGTCCGTTGCTTGTATCTGCCATAATATTGTCGTTTTTAATCGTGTTTTAAATATCGTTTAATCAGTTGCCAGATAAGGAAAATACCCAGCAGGGTCAGGGCTGTTCCTGTCAGCCATCCCTGCGCTCCCGGGCGTGTTTCCTTCACTTCATTGCTCACAGTTTCATCGCGTATGCGGTGGTCGGTTTCCGTACGTGTTACGGTCACCTGTCTTCCTGTGCTGTCGGCTGTAGCTGTGACGTTCACGCCACCTTCTCCGTCCGATTGTATGTCAATATTCAGACCGTCGTTTCGATAGTTCAGCCCAAATCCGGCAGGAAGTTTACTCAGGTTCAGCCACTGCTCCGCACTCACCGAGCAGGTCGCCGTCCTCTTCGGGACCGGCCCGTAAGTTGTTTGCTCGGTTACGCTCGTTCGGAGGCTGTCCGAGCGGACGGTTTCCGAGCTGGCCTTTCTGCTGCTGGCGCATCCAGATGATAGCAGGACAGCGGTCAGCATACCTGCAAGTATGTAGTTTGCGTAAAGCCGTTTCATGATTGATATTCCGTTCGTTTTGTTTTCGTAGTTGTTTACTTAGTTCCAATACCGTTGCACTGAGGTCGTCATATAAAGCCTTGTAAGTGCCCTCGGTTTCTTTCACTGCACGGACCTGGTACACTTTCCTGTCACGCCACCAGGCAATGGCAGTTACCAGCCAGCCGGCAGGAGCCAGCCATTCCATCAGTGTTTGTAACAGGGTCAAGTCCATAATGCTCTACTCTTTTTTAAACAGTGCTCCGATAGCCTTAATCACATCATAGAATCCGCATCCGCTGAGTCCGGCCGCCAGTCCGTAAATCAGCACCTGCCACCAGATATAGCCTGTAAGTAACGGAGTGAGTTGCAACAGCCATGCAATAATACATACTACCATGCCCACACCGCATGAAATCAAAATTTTAGCCAGCTTGCTTGCGGAAATAGCCGGAACAACTTTCAGAATCTGTGTCACCAAGGTAGAAACCAGGGCTACGATTCCGGTAAAGCTTCCCAGGTCGATAAGGAACGATGTTTCAGGTTCTGCAGCCGGAAGTACGGTCTGCGCAAATGAAGCCAGTGTAATCAGGCACAGGCTGAAAAATAAGATAATCCGTTTCATTTTGTTGTGCTTTAAAGTTTTAATGTCTGTTTTCTGTTGTTTCCGTCGCGCTTGTAAGACACATGCACCCAGGAATAATTCTTTTCGTCGATAAGCTGGTCAAAAGGAAGATGGCTTTTGATGTAATCAAAGAGCTTACGGTTTTCTTCCTTGCTTCCTGCTGTAATGTCGGCAGCTTCACCTTTCAGATGCTGGCTGCTTGCCGCACCTCCTACCAGCCGGTTCAGTTGCGGACAACGGTACCCGGAGTTGACGGCAATCGGTTTCCCGTACCATTCACGAAGAGGGTCAAGCACATTGTCGGCAAGGGCTTTCAGATTACCCGCCTCCTGAAGAGGCGGTGTATTCTTGATTCCATGAGCGTCGGCGGTGGTACTGGCACAAAGTTCACCCATTGTAAAGTGTTTCATCCTTCAGTCCTCCCTATGCTTCAAGTTCCTCACCGGCTGCAGGGTCTTCCTGTAACTTTTCTTCCAGTCCGCTCACGGCATTCTCTCCTCCATCAGACATAGTCATGGCCATTTTGGCAGCTTCAGCTTCGCGTCTGGTCTCAGCCCAGTTCTTTTCAGCTTCTACGCTCTGGTCGGAAGTCTGTTCGGTAGCTCCGTCATAACTGTAGATGGCACCGATAGCCTCCATCTTTTTCGGAAGTACGATGTAGTAGTGACGGAAGTTCACTTCGTTCTGCTGGTAGTCCGGGTTGGTCTGTGCGTCGCGGTAATACATCTTGGTGCTTCCCTGTGCACGGAACACACGCTTGGTGTAGAAACAGAAGGATGCCTGATGGTCGGTTCCCGAAGGCGAGTTCTTGAACGGAACTTTTGTGCCTTCCTTGGTGAAGTACGGACAGTTCTCGAATTCATACACCTCGAAGCCGTACATGTTGGCAATCTTTCCGGTTGTGTAGTTGTAATACTGGTCACGGAACTTCTGGTCGTCTTCCAGCAGGTCGTTCACGTGGTCTGAGCAGAGCACCAGACGGCGGCCTGCAGTGGGAACCTGCAAGGCATCCAGCTTGCGTTTCAGTGCGATAATATCCTTTCGGGTACATTTCTTACGTCCGTTGTCATCTTCACCGGAAGTTGGCACTACCGGAGTTTTCGCCGTGTTGCTGTTCGGAGCCAGTGCATGAGCCGCTTTCTTGAACTTGGCGATGGTAATAGCGTCGCCGTGACGCTCAATCACGCTTCCCATCTTGTCGTAGGAAATGGCAAAGAGCTGGTCGTCCGATACTGGTGTCTTCTTGGTCTGGAACTTGTCAAGGCCCAATGCAATATCTCCGTCTTCCAGTTCCTGTGCGGCAATAGGATACGTGGTGTTGTTAATCAGCACGTCCGGGTCGCCGCCCACATCTACCAGGTGTACCACTTCGTTATTCACCGCAGCCGAATAATCGGACACACCGTCCAGGAATGAGGCGGTCATGCCTCCGCGAAGCTGCTTCACCAGTTCACCCGTCCATACTTCAGTATAGACACCTTCCAGGGCTGCACCTTTCGGAAAGAACTTGCCCAGTGCCATTGGTAGCACCACGCCCACAATCAGCCCCCAGAATCCTGCATTCGGAATTCCAAGGCAAGCCAGGATAACGATACTCATCAGCACATTCACCAGTGTGCCGGTTACGAATTTTACGATTTCTTTTCTCATTTTCGTGCTTTAATTTGTGTTCAACAATCAGTTAAGTTCCGGACATTCCACACCGTATTCTGCCTTGTACAGTTTGCGGTACTGCTGCGGGTCGTTCTTTCGCATCAGTTTCAGTTCCTCTGCCGGAACTTCGCTCAGTTTTTTCCAGTCGCCGGTTGCCGTCGGCAAGGTATCGCGGTTCAATACCATCGACGGCTTTACAGTGCCGTGCATGGCTTCGAAGGTCAGTTTCAAGCTTTCTTGGCCGACTTTCTTTCCCAGCTCGATAAAGTGAGCTTTCTTTCCGGATTCAATCTTTCCGGCAGTCACGGCTTCCTCCACCAGCGACGTAATACCTGCCAGTCGTAAGGTGTCAAGCTCCTTTTCCAGTTTTTCTTTCTCGGTACGCAGGGATGTGTTGGCCGCCTGGTAGCCGAGCAATACGTTAATCTGTTTCTGCACTTCCTGCAGTGTGGCGGTGTCCGCCAGCCCCAGCATCAGGGCGATGGTTTTCAGTTGTTCATTCATTGTCTGTAATGTTTGGTTTTCATTAAAGCTTTCCTTCAACAGCGGCAGGTCGCATCCGCCTCCTGCATCCAGCCTGATTTCCCGCCCCTCGTATGAGAGCCGGATGTTGTCGTCGTTTCCGCCGATGTCCACCATGCTGTATTCCATCAGCTTGCAGCGGGTTACGGTAGGACGGGTTTGTCCGGGTTTCAGCAAGGCAGCATCTTCGCTTGTTTCCAGTATCTCGAAGTTGGGCGAACCCATACGTAGCGTGCCCTTTTCCCATTGCTGCTTTGCCAGACGCGATTCTTCGCGTACCTCATCAAACCAGGGTTCGCCGGTCACTTCTCCATCCGCTACGCGTATGTCCTTGATCATTCCTATTACCACGCCCCGCTGGTGCATCCAGAGCAGTACGGGATTCCGGTTAAACTGCGTCAGGTCGATGCCTTCGGTACGGATCCACGTGCCGTAGCAGTTCAGCGTTTCGTTCGATATTCTGATTCGTTTTGCCATTTTTCTCATCGTTTGACGCAAACTTACTCTGCCTTTCCTGTCCGGACAAAAAAGTGTGTAACGGTTGCAAGGAAGTGCGTAACCTGTACACTGTTCTCTGTAACGCTTGCACCTCTTTTTCCTGAATGCACGAAAATGGATGAACTTTGCCTTAAACGAATATTAAACACAAGGTAAAACATGGCTAAAAACGACACAAAACAGGAGCTGGCACGGGTGCTCTACATGAGCGGACTTTCGCAGGAAGAGATTCTTCAGAAAGTGGAAGTGAGCCGTCAGACGCTCAGCCGCTGGATAAACACCCTGGGCTGGAAAGAGATGAAGGCGGCACGCAGCATCACCCGTCCGGAACTGGTGAACAAGCTGCTGTCTTCCATCAACTCCCTGCTCGACAAGGCAAACGAACCGGGAAACGAGGATATGCTAGCCAGCCTGGGCGACAAGCTTATCAAGACAGCCACCGCCATCGAAAAACTCGAGAAGAAGGCCAGCGTGGTAGACCGTATCGACACGATGATTGACTTTGAGAACTGGCTGGCCGCACACCGGGATGAATATCCCCAGCTGACCAACGAACTGTTCCAGCTCGTAAACCAGCTTCACAACGATTACCTGAATGAACTCTTCGCCCAGAAAGGAGGCTAAGCATGACAGAACAGGAAAAGAAAGAAGCCCTGAAACGATGGCAGGAGCACTGCAAACGGGTAGAACGGATGACCTCACAGGAACGGGTGGAAACCGAAGCGGAACGCAAGCGGAACATCACCCGTGCCCTGAAGGATTACGACTGTTTCTGCCAGCGCTACCTGTCACACTACTGCCAGTGCCCGAATGCGAAATTCCATAACGAGGCGGCACGCTACATCGCCGCACATCCGGAGCTGCGGCTGGTCTGCAAGTGGCCGCGCGGTCATGCCAAGTCGGTACACCTGGATATCGGTATACCGCTCTGGCTGAAATTCCGGGATGAGCTGCACGTTATGGTACTGGTCGGCAAAAGTGAAGACAGCGCCGACGGCCTGCTTGGAGATTTGCAGGCAGAACTGCAATATAACCAGTACCTCATCCGGGACTTCGGCGAACAGTACAACAGCGGCATGTGGCAGGAAGGCGAATTTGTCACCAAAGACCAGTGCGCCTTTTTCTCACGTGGACGTGGCCAGTCGCCCCGTGGTCTGCGTTTCCGGGAGATGCGTCCGGACTACATCGTGGTGGACGACCTGGACGACGATGAGATGTGCCGGAGCGAAGCCCGTGTACGGGAAATGACCAACTGGATAAAGGAAGCCCTGTTCGGCTGCTTCGGAGGCAAGGACGGGCGTTTCATCATGGTGGGTAACCTGATTTCCAAAAACTCCGTATTGCAGAAAATCATCGACACCCCTACTGTAAAAACCATCGAAGTGAACGCCATCGACCGCAACGGGAATCCTGCATGGCCGGAGTTCTATACCATCGAGAAACTGCGCGACCGCGAACAGTTCATGGGCTACCGCTCGTTTCAGAAGGAATACATGAATAATCCCATCACCGAGGGAGCCGTGTTTCAGGAACGGTGGATACGCTGGCGACCGATGCTGAAACTGAAATACTACGAGCAGATAGTGCTCTACATCGACCCTTCGTGGAAATCCTCCGGAAAGAACGACTACAAGGCTGCCGCCATGATAGGTCGTCCCAAGCGTGGATTGAAAACCGCCTCCCACCGGGAACTGCATCTGCTGCGTGCCTTCTGCCGCCAGTGCAGCGTGGGCGAAATGGTGCGTTGGCTCTACGATGTCTACGAATCACTGCCCGAAGATGCGGCGGTCAGCATCTATATGGAAGCCAACTTCATGCAGGACACCATCCTCGATGAATTCCAGCGTGAAGGTGACGAACGAGGCTATCAGCTTCCCATCATGCCCGACAAGCGGAAGAAACCCGACAAGTTCGCCCGTGTGGAAGCCGTCAGCCCGCTGTGGGAACGAGGTTTCTTCTTTTATAACGAAAAACTGAAGGAAGATACCGACCTCCGTGCCGGAATCGACCAGACGCTGGCCTTCGAACAGGGAAGCCGGGCACACGATGACTTCCCCGATGCCTGCGAGGGTGCCATATATAAACTACAGAAACAAACCCGTGAGGCTTCGTTCACTCCCCGACTGGGCGTGCGGCGACCTCCTAAAAACTCATGGTAATTATGTTTATCACCGAACAAGACTACATACAGGTCAGTGCCGATGCGCTGAGAATCATCCAGCAGGCCACGGACGACAACCGCCTGCTGGCCGAACGCCGTGCCATGGACCGGATAGCCAGCTACCTGGACGGACGTTATGACATGCAGGCGGCCTTCACCGCCGAAGGAGAAGCAAGGAACCTCGACCTCGTGGGACTGGTGGCTGACCTGGCACTCTACTTCATGGTGCTCAGTCTGCCGCAGAAAATGGGGTATGAAATCCGGAAGGAACAGTTTGAAAACGCCATCGCCTACCTGGAGAAAGCGCAGGCAGGCAAAGCAGTCATGAACCTGCCCGAACTGCAACCCACGGGCGAGGAAGGAGAACAGACCGGAGCCGGCATACGCTACGGCTCCGACAAACGTAACAACTATATCTGGTAACTACTATGGCAAAGAAACCGAAAATAGAATATCTCAACCGGATGAATGCCGCCGAAAGACGGCGCATCAAGGAAATGAGCGTCAAGCTCCAGCTGCTTACCGAAGCACTGACACGGCGTGACCTGGCCGACTGGCGGCGTGCATGGCAGATGGCTATCAACGTAGACAACCCAAACCGTACCCGTCTGCTGAACCTCTATACCGATGTGGATGCCGACCTGCACCTGACCGGATGCGTGCAACAGCGCATGGGATTCGTATTGAACAAGAGTTTCAAACTCTGCGACGCGAAGGGCGTGGAGAATCCTGAACTTACGGAACTGCTGGAAGCTCCCTGGTTCAAGGAGTTCCTGCGGCTGGCACTGGAAAGCAATTACTACGGCCATTCACTCATCGAACTGGGCGATGTGGTGGAAGTGGACGGACGGATGGCCTACAACCGGGTCAGCCTGATTCCCCGTACCCACGTGATTCCCGAATACGGAGTCATCATCACCCACGAAAACGACACCTGGCAGGTGGGCTACGACTACCGGAACAGCGAGATGAAAGACTGGTGCATCGAAGCCGGAGGCACACATAATCTGGGCCTGTATCTGAAATGCGCCCAGCAGACCATTCCGAAAAAGAACATGTGCTCGTTCTGGGATATGTTCGGAGAAATATTCGGTATGCCGCTGAGAGTGGCGACTACCACCAGCCGCGACCCGAAGGAATACGACCGTATTGAACGGATGCTGCGTGACATGGGAGCAGCCGCTTACGGCTTGTTCCCCGAAGGAACTACCGTCGACCTGAAGGAAAGCACCCGTGCCGATGCGTTCAATGTGTACGACAAACGTATCGACCGCTGTAACTCGGAAATATCGAAAGGAATCCTTACAGTAACCATGACTATGGAAGACGGTGCCAGCCTTTCGCAGAGCGAGGTGCACCGCAAGATGCTGGAAAACCTGATTCAGAAGGATGCCGACCTCATCCGTGACCTGGTGAACTGGCAGCTCATCCCCCGCATGATCCGTCACGGATTCCCGCTGAAGGGATTCCGCTTCGCATGGGATGAATCGGTGGACTATACCCCCGAACAGCAGGTGGCCTACGAGCGTCTGCTGCTGGAGCATTACGAAGTAGAGCCGAAATACTTTATCGACAAATACAACATCCCGCTGAAGCGGAAGAAAGACACTTCCTCCATAGCGGTTCCGGATGTGAAGAAAACGGCACAACAAAAATCAGGAAAGGAAGAGCAGAAGCTGGCATTACCGGAAGGAGAACACCCTTTTTTCGACTAAGCCCCGATGATTACAAGGGGCTGCATCAGCGGTACGCCGAAATTGTAGATTTTGAGAAAGAGTCAATCTCTCTATCAGTGGATTTAAATGACATAAGAAAAAAAGCAATAACCTGGGCATCAGTCATTACAGACCCCCAGACAAGGGATGTTTGTGAAGAAGCCGCCATGATACTTCTTCAGAACGGATTCGATTTGCCGGAAATAAAAGAGCGAAATCTTAAAGGCAGGAAAAAAGGGACTGGAAATTTGGGGGAATATCATCCGGACAGTAAGATTATCTACATCAACAATCATCCTATAATTAAAGAAATGGGTGGTTTAAGAAAGATTATGCAAAACGAAGTAGTTAAAGGGAGAGCTGTTCAAGATAATGTCGTATTGCATGAGCTAGCTCACTATATCGACCAAATTATCAATCCAGGTTTTGACAGTCCACAACATAGTTATCGGGTTTTCCTGAATAGAGAATATGTCAAAGAACAATTATCAGAATACGCTTATACTAACAGATCTGAATTCGAAGCTGAATTGATATCCGGTATATTAAGAGGAAAAGTATATCCTAAAGAAATATTGGATTATGCTGATATATCTAAATTAGATAATGAAAAAGCAAAACATATACTGGCTTTAGGTAATGGAACAATACCTAATGACTCCGGACTTCCCCGTGAGTTTGACAAGATGACTGAAACCGTTTATAAGAATCCGGAGAAAGATGCTGCGGTACTGCTTACTGACAGCGATGTAAGAAAGTTTATCGAGCGTCAGAAGCTTATATTCGACAATGCGGTAGATACCGCCCTGAAGGAAGTACCTCTGGATGACATATCGGTGCAACGCCTGAAGGAATCGAACTACGTGTTCAGCGGCATCAAGACCTTCCATGAACTGAACGAGGCTTTCCCCTCCCTGCTGGATGAGGAAGGAAACCGCAAGCCGTTTAATCAGTTCTTAAATGATGTTCAAAAGGTATATGATGCCTACAACGTGCAGTATCTGCGAACAGAATACAACTTCGCCCAGGCATCCGCACTGATGGCGGCACGATGGAAGCAGTTCGAACAGGACGGCGACCGATATAACCTCCAGTACCGGACCATGTACGACAAACGGGTACGACGTACCCACCGGATGCTGCATAACATCACCCTGCCGATAACCAGCCCGTTTTGGGACAAATATTTCCCGCCAAATGGTTGGAACTGCCGCTGTACGGTGGTACAGGTGCGCAAAGACAAATACCCCGTGAGCAACGAGCAGGAAGCTATGAATCTGGGCAGTCAGGCTACCGCCGGAAAGTATCAGGAAATGTTTATGTTCAACCCCGGCAAGCGGATGACAACCTTCCCGGCATACAACGGCTACACACTGCGCAAATGCAACCGGTGCGAAGTACGCCCTGACAAGATGAAGCTGGCTGCCGACATTCCGGACAATGAGGTATGCCGGGTGTGCAGGCTGCTTCAGGAAATGCGTGCCGGAAAAGAAAGGTTACAGGAACAGCGTAAAGCAGCCCGACAATGGGCTAAAGAGAAACTGGTCGGTAAAACCGTACTGGTTCAGGGAATACAGAATCCGGTGGAATTCACCTCAAACGGTATCAAGGAAGCATTGAACCAGCCTCACAAATTTGTAAGGGCAAAGAATGAAGCAGTCTATAATCTGATTAACCTGCTGAAAGATGCCGAACACGTTTTGGAACGTCCGGATGAAAAAGGAAACCCCATGGTCATGAAATATCATTACCTGCGCATCCGCATAGCCGATGAGGATTCATTTGCCGTAATCCGGGAACTGGTGGACGGAAGATGCCAGTTTTATTCCATCGTGGAGAAACTGAAAAAAAGAAAAGAGAGCGACTGAAGCCTTTAGTGAAGGATCTGCAATCCAACCCAGTACTTCGCGTCACTCTCTCTTCTGCAAATATACGATTAATTCATAAAAAAACAATGCTTAATGGCTGAAAAATCAAACCAGGTAACCCGTGACCTCCAGCGGCGCATCAACCTGCTGGTAAGGGAGACACTGAAAGACATACGTACAGAAGCTTTGGATGAGTTTGACCGGAACTTTGAGCGCGAAGCCTTCTTCAATGAGAAGTGGGCACGCCGCAAATTTAACGACGACAAGAGCCGGGGACTGCTCATCCGCACCGGAAACCTGCGCCGTAGCATCACGGGGCGGGTAACCGACCGTGACAGTGTGGTAATAGAAACGACTGAGCCGTATGCCAGGATACACAACGAAGGCGGCACCATCACCGTAACACGGAAGATGAAAGCTTACTTCTGGTACCGCTATCAGACCGTAACCGGAGGAAAGGCTGCCGACGGATTCAGCAAGAACCTGCAACGGAAGAAAAACGGCGCACCGCGCAACAACAAGCGGAACCGTGCGCTTACCGCCGAAGCGGAGTTCTACCGTGCCATGGCAATGAAAAAGGCCGGAAGCAAAATCACCATCCCCAAACGCCAGTTCATCGGCAATCATCCCGACCTGGAAAAACTGCTGAAAGAAATCTTTTACAATAACGCTAAAAACTTTGACGCACTATGAGACGTATGCTTTATCTCGGCTTGACCGAAGCACTGAAAGAATTGAGAGACGAAAGCGGACAGCCGCTTATCCGGCACATTGACCTGTGGAACGAGCAAGTAGAATTCATCGAACAGGAAGAGCCGTTCGACACCCCGGCTGTGTTCATCGAATTCCGGTCCGTGCAGTGGCGCACGTTAAGCGGAACCGTCCAGCAGGCAGACGTTCCGTTCCGGCTGCATGTGGTCACCAAATGGAAAGGAAGCGCAAGGGACGGAAGCATGTTTCAGGAGGAATCGCTGGCACGCTTTGATTTGCTGGATAAGATTGACGCGCACCTGTTCAATTTCTTCCTCTCTGTCCGGAATGAATCTGTCTGCATGACCCGCCGCACGGGAAGCAGCACCAACCATAACCACGAGGAACTGGTGGAAGACATCAGCGATTTCACCTGCCAGGCCACACAGACCTTTTAACCGAAAAGCGTCAGCTGCCGCTCTGCCTGGGCGATGCGTTCCGTCACACGCGGATCGGCACTGGCGTTGATGATATTGTAGAAAGTCTTTTCGCAGATGCGGTATTTCGGCCAGATATAGCGGCGCAGGATTTCCCGGTTCGACAGTCCGCTCCGTGCATGCTCATCGTAAATCCGCACAATATCCTGCACGCGGAAGGCATAGCTCATTCCCACTATTTTCTGACGACTTTTCCTGACCATATTACCCTGATGACTTTCCGCAAAAATACGAAAAAACGCACACAAATCAGCATATTCATGCATCTTTTCACACTGTGTTACGACTTTCTCAACGCATCCTCATTTTCCTGCCGTAGTTTTGCACTGTCATGACAAGCAAACCACATTATCAACCCTTTAAAACAAAACTATTATGGCAATCAATTACAGCGTTGCTAAGATGCTCAATCCGCAGGACCGTGAAAGCGGAGAGTACAAGTATTATGCCAAGGCACAGGCTTCCGGCTCAGTAGGTATCAACGAATTGTCTGAAGAAATAGCGTATGCCACCACACTGACCGACGGTGACGTACTCAACGTAATTCGTGCCCTGGTGAAGCGTATTAACCTGCACATCGCAGCCGGACAAATCGTGAAGCTTGAAAACCTGGGAAGCTTTCAGGCGCAGCTTCGTAGCACGGGAACTCCAACGGAAGACACCTTCAGTTCTGCAATGATTAAGAAGGTCACTCTCCAGTTCCGACCTGGCATCGGACTGAAAGGACAGCTTAACATCGCAAATCTGAGCTTCCACAAGGTCAAGAGTTTGCAGGAAGATAAAGAAGAACCGCTTCCTTAACTACTACGTAGTAAACCCATAATTACTACTTAGTAACTGATTAATTACCCCGTAGTAAACGCATTGTTACTACGGGGTAGTTTGTTTCTCTGATATTTTTATTATCTTTACATTCAAACACAAACATTATGCACGCTATTTATCTTACTGACCTTGCACTTCGATACTTTCCACGCTCTTCTGCACGCAGTGCCGTTACCCAGCTTCGCCGCTGGATTGTTCTGAACAAAGACCTGCAAAAAAGACTTGATGAACTTCATTATAAGAAAGGACAGCGCACGCTTACGCCGCTTCAGCACGAGGCTATATGTCATTATCTGGGCGAACCCTAAATTAATTAATAATGAATAATTAAAAATGAAAATCCCCGGCATCCGGTTGCGGTGTCGGGGATTTTTTGTTAGTCTTCAATGTAGAAATCATATTCCAGCAACTCTTTCATGTACCGGTCACGCTCTGCTTTAGATTTAAAATCACTTCTAATTGTTACCCATGAGTCAGGATTATCCAATTTTTTTGCCTTGATAATTGGTTTCCCGTTTCTTTCTCCGGCTCTGAGTATAACAAAGCCGGAATCACATACTTTCTTTTGGTCTCTTGCGTTCATAATTAATCACTTGTTACTGTGTACGTACCTTCTTCGCATGATTCGATTCTAATGTCTATTTCACTCTTCACATCTTCCAGAACTTCCATCGCTCCTTCATTTGTAAAGTCTGAAAGAACCTGGTCGATGAAATCCATTATTTGTTCTTTTTCGCTCATATTATTCAAAAACCATTTGTTTTCCGTAAATCTTCGCCACTTCGTATTCTGCCTGACATCCTTTGCTGTCTTGCCATCCACGGCAGAAATACACCGCATCGCATTCCAAGAGAGCCTGAATGTCTCGCCCCATGTGTTCCGCATAAGATGCGTTGGAATCTGGTGATACGTCGAACGGAGTTACTGCATCAAATCCCTTTTGTCCTAATTCTTTTTGCCTTACTTCCGCACGTAATTTTGCTAAGTCTTCATGTCCTGTAATTGGGAGAGATATGTATATTTTCTTTTTCATAAATCAATAATCTCAATTTTCAGACTTGTTTTTAAATCACACATCATGTCGATTGTGTCGTTGTTTTCCACATCGAAGCAGATGCCCAGGTATTCCGGGTTCTGCTTCGAACGCTGCACCTTCAGGTCGCATGGGCGGCTGTGCTTGATCCATAAAAACATAAACTGATTGATTGCGCTGTAATGGACTTTGGCTGCCACCCTGCGAGGCTTGAACAGATTAAGGTTCTGGTTCTGCATAAGGTTCAATCTGCTTGATTACTGTTCCGCTGAGCCAGATGCGTCCGCTGCCCTTACATTGCGGACACACTTTCTGTTCGGGGTACTGATGCTGAAAATCCTTTTCTGCATACACGGTCACTTTGCCGGTTCCTCCGCACTGGCGGCAAAGGCATACGCGGCGATGGATATAGGTCTTTTCTGTTTTCATAACATTCTTCATTCTTAATTCTTCATTCTTCATTATTCATCATCTTCTGTCTGCATCATTAAATTCAGGTTTCACATCGGGGTCTGCTTCGTATGGATACACGTCCATGATGGCGGTTTCGGCTACGGAAGCTATCACGTAATCGGCCAGAGTGTCTTTCATTCCTTCGTCCAGCTTCTTGATAGCGTCGCGAAGGTCGGAAGCTTGTACAAGTACGTTGCTGGCAGTACGCTTTTCTGCTCCGCTCTTTTCATCCAGTGTAATAAACCAGAGTTTACATTTGAACCAGCGGTCGGCAAACTCCTCATCGCTTGGGAAAATTTCTTCATAATTTGCTCTTGCTACACCTGCAACTACAAACTCTCCCTGAAAGAAAGGTGTCATTTCCTCGATGATACGGCTTTCGGCTTCGGTGAAGCTGAGCGCGTCTACCAGATAGGGTTCTGTTACTTTCTTCTGCATTCCGTTTTCCATTGTCTTTTCGTAACGGATTTTGCATGTAAACCAGTTGTGCATCATAATTCTTCTGTTTTTGTTGATTGTTTAAATATTACGTTAGTGTGGTCTCTTCTTGAATCGTCCATACATTCAAGTCCGTTCCCGTAGCAGCTTATGCCATGCTCAAAAAAATAGCATCCGCTGCAAGGGTCTTCCGGGTCTTTCACCTCGACTACTTCGAGAGCATGTCCGTTCCAGGTGAACGTTTCTCCTAATTCGTGCTCCATGATTCTTTGATTTTATGTACGAGTTCATCCCATCCTTTCCGAGCCATGCGTGGTTCCATCCAGCAGAGCCAGCCAAGTATATCGAGCATTCTTCCTGCAAGTTTCAGGATAAATCCCAAAATAATCAGTGGCCCGATGATGATAGAAAATGCGGTGAACAGGATAATTTGTGTGCGATTGTTCATTATTCCAGGTAATAGGTAATTACTTTTTTGCTGTTTCGTTCGACTACAACTCCAAAACCGTTATCTCCTTTGACGGTATAGATTAATATGTTCGTATCTTCCATAATAAGTTTATCATTTCCCAGTGCGACAATCTTTTCAAATATTATCCGTTTGAGCCGGTCGTAATCGTCTGGTTCTACATCTTCTACAGGTATTTCATATATCTTTTTAAGATATTCGTGAAGCTTGATCATCCAGCGCGGCCACTTGTCGCGCCGGATGTTTGTTTTAAAAGTGAGTTCTGCCATAGCTATTCCGGTTTATATCTTTTTACAAGCCACCATTTTACATTTTCTATCCATCCAAGCAATAATTCAAATGGAAGCCTTATATAGTGAGATATCATAATTATAATACCAAATGGAATTACCAGTATGCAGTATACAGTCCATATCGCATACCATTTATACTTAGACTTTTTTCCCATCTTTCTTCCATCCATTTAATTGGTAAACCTTGTCTCGTGCTTCCTCCGGTGAATGACACTCCGCTATGGGAGTGCCTTCACATGTGGACTGGGTGTATTCATTTCGATACACAATCCAAAGAGGACCACGGCGTTCATACGTGTATTTAGGCCGTCTGGACCGCATCGCTTTCCTTTTTGGGTTCTACGTAGAAAGATTCATCCTGCACCACCTCTACGCCGATATTGGCAAACTGTTCTGCAACTTCCGGTACGTCACGGTCGGCAAGCAGCTTGTCTTTTGCCAGTTCCTCCGTGGTGCGGATATAATCAGGAAGAAACTCTTTGCAAAGGTTGGTTACGGCTGCCCAGGTGAAGCCTTTCCGATTCTTCAGTTTCGGGTTACCTGTGCGGAATCCGATGATACCGTGTGCCGATTCCAGACTTTTCTTTTTGCTGAACAGCGTATCCTTATTTTCGGTGGCGTAGGTCTGCATCACCTCAAAGGTGCGGTCTTTCGTTTCGTTCAGTTCCGCCAGCTGGTCGGCGTACTTCTCGCGGATCTTTGTCATTTCCTGATCCATCTTTGCGGTAAGTGACTGGGCCTTTGCGTCGGCCATAGCGAATTCTGCAAATGCCTGTTCGTACTGTTCGCGGCTTACTCCGCTGATTACTGTTTTCTTGGTTCTTTTTGCCATAATTAATTCAGTTTTAATGATTGTTTAAATGATTAGTAATTTATAGATTCTTTTTCCATTTCGTCCGCCTGCTCATCGGTCACCTGCAAAGCCTCAAACGTGAGTATGAAATTCCCTTTCCTTACTACGGAGTTAAACCAGTTGTCGATGATGGAGGCACGACTGGCAAAGTCAGCTCCGTCGCGTATAGGTGAACACGCAAGCGTCTCTTGTGGTGTACGCAGACGGATGAAAATACGCCTGTATGGTTCCCGTCTATCAATCAGAGCCTTTGGACTTCCTTTCTCACCCGGCATTCCTATTCCATACTTTACGGGGTCTATCTTCCCCTCACGTGATAGCACTTCGTTCCATTCTTTTTTTTTCATATACTTTCAATTGTCGGTTAATTCGTCTTCCATTGCCGCCATGTCATATTCCATCTTCAGAGCTTCGTCTGCCTGCTGTCCGCAGAAGTTTTCCAGTTCCCGCAGGATGAGTACCTGGTCGCCGAAATCAAACTGCTGCATGCGGTTCATAATGTCATTCTGAATTTGTTCGATTGTATGTTCCATAGCTTAATCTTTTTTCTTGCTGTCTTTGTAATCTTTCACTACCGGGCTTCCGAGCAACTCACGTCTGCTGTAGTACACGTTGTATCCTTTCTGATAGCGGGTAATGAGTCCTTTGTTAGCCCATTGCTTGATGGTGGTCTTTGCGCACCCAATCATGCGGCACGCATCGGCCTGACCTATGAGTTCATCGGGGGCTTCTGATATGTCTTTACGTGGTGCCGGAGCCACATCGCCCACTCTCAGTCCTAACCTGCGTTCCACTCTATCCAGGCGAAGAAGAAGCTTTTTGTACTCCGAAAGGCTCAGGGTAATTGTTTCCTCCTGCTCTTCCTCTTCTTCGGGTTCGTCTTCCAGATCCGGACAGATGGAACTGATACCAATCTTTCCTGCAAGGAACTGGGCTGCATCGCGTGCGGCATAGAAAAGAGTTTCGTTGCGTTCGTCTTCCGGAACGTCGCGCACATACCGATTGAATACCCATGATTCACTGCGCTTCGTTTCCAGCACTTCCAACTGTATTCGGCTCACATTATCGTTGCAAGCTTTCAAGTGCTCGATGGCACGGTTAATTTCTGACTGCTTTCTCATATCATTCCTCCTTTCTGGCCATTGCCTCAAATTGTCTTTTTACTTCCTTCAGCTCTTCCAGCGACATTTCAGTAAGGTTCTTGCGGAACTTGCTGCGTGTACGGCAGAACTGGTTAATCTTCGCTTTGTTCATCTCAAAGTCTGCTTCCGTGTCGTTTGTATAGTTCTTGTTAAGGCAGGAAATACGGAACGACAGGGAAAATATCTGTTTCACCAGGGCACGTGCCTGTTTGCGTAATCTGTCGGCTTCCTCACGGTTGAATCTGGTGAGCAACAACCCTGCTTCTTCCTTCGTCAGTCCGGCAGTGCTGTCTGTACGACCAGCTGTGAACTGGCTGATAAATCCGTGACGGTCTTCATCGGTAAAACCCATCTTGTGAAACTGGGCTTGCAGTGCCTTCACCTGCTGAGGTGTAATGGGTCGGTCTTTCATTGCTAATCCTTGATTTTTCATTATTCATTCTTCATTAAAAGATTATTCTTCTCCGTGATATTGCCGGGCTTTCTCCGGAACGATGTCATAGTAACCGACTGGACCGATAAAGCGTCCTTTCGAAAATGCCCTGAAGCCTTCCACGTATATTTTCAGACTGGCATCGTACATCACTCCTTTGGCTGCGCGTCCGTTTGGCAACTGGCCTTCGGCATGGCTGATGAAGATGAGCAGCTTCCGTTTGTGCTGCTCCTTGAAGTCGATGTATTGGCGGTAAGTCATGCGGGTGTACTGAAAAGAGTCGATTACCACGATGTCGGGGCTTTTCTGCCTCTGGAGTCGGATACTGAGTTCATCCATATTCTCGTTGTCAATCAGCAGGAACTTCTTGTTTACGTCCATCATTCCTGTACGCCGGATGGCATCCTGCATGGTTCGGCAGGCACCTTCCTCCATGCTGTCGTATGCCACACGACCAAAACGACACAAATACTTGCAGAGCTGGAGGGCAAAACTGGTCTTTCCGCTTCCTGAATTTCCCCAGATGATCCAGACTCCCCGTCGTTCAGGTGTGCCAAATGCATCGTACCAGGGACCATCAAAATCCATCACATCAAACTTCATGGATAGAAGTTCACGAACCCCTTTCGCGTTGCGGTCGAAAGTGAATTTCTTTTTCTGTGGGGGCGGTGTATTTTCTTCCTTATTCATCCGTATCTCCTCCGTTTTTCATTTTTAATTTTTCATTATTCACTCTTTTGGCTTCAATGATACGTTTCTGACGGTGGATACATCGTTTCACGCGGCGAAGGTCGTTGTCGCTTCGCTTGGCATCCTTCAGTACCTCTTCTATATCGGCACGGTCGGTCAGGTTGTTGGCCTGACAGATGGCGTAGATGTCATTCTCTTCCGTGGGAGACACATCGAAGAAACGGCGTCCGATGCGGCTGTTTATTTCCTTGTATCCTTTTTTGTTGTAGCGAAGACCGGCTTCCATTCTGCGCTTGATATAGTCCGTGCTGAGGAACACGATACCTGAGTGTCCTTCCAGTCGGTTGTAGATGCTGATAAAGTAGTTGAATACGCTGTCAGTAAGCTTGTCGCCTTCATCAAACACCAGCAGCGGGTTACCAAGGAAAGAAATCATGCTGATGGCGTTCTCCAGCATATCGCGGAGGTTGGTCGTGTCAGTAGGTGCGCCTACCTGCTTGGCTATCTCACGCACAAAGTCTGAGCGTCGCATATCTTCCGAACAGAGGATGTAGAACACGTTGCGGTGCGTGCGACGGTATTCAATGGCTGCTGTGGTCTTTCCGCATCCGGCATCACCCACAATCCATGTCACGTTTTTGTAAGCCTGTGCATCGCTCAGCGTAAAAGTGATTTCCTTGAAGGTCTTTCCTTCGTGAAGGTTCCATGAATCGAAAGCAAAGCCTATCTGCGAAGCGATACGGATAAACATTTCATCACTGATCAGTTCATACTTTCCGTTGCAGAGCTGGCTCACGGTGGCCGAGCTTACGCCCTGCAAGCTTTCTGCGGCACGGTTCAACGTAGGGTAATTTGAGCGGTAGGCAATCAGTGCGCTGCGTACCTGTTCTTTCATTTCTGTTGTTAATCCTTTCATTGTTTTAATAGGTATTTAAGTATTGTTTAATCAAATCGTTAGAATTTTCCCAAGCTGTCAAGTTCATCGAACGTCAGGTTCGATACTTTCTTTGTCCAGTCTCCTGATGAGGCAAAGGTCAGCGGTTCATCTGCCAGTACAGGCTCTTCCGGAATATCCGTTTCGGGCATCGGTACCGGAGCTTCCAGTGTGCCACGCTTCATTTCTTCGCGGTATCCGTCAAGCTGCTTTTCGCTCACGGCCACCGGACGCGGTATCCGAAGTTGGGTGTATGCTTCGCCCATGGCTTCCTCCATGAAAAGGTCTTCCTGGGCGATGTGCATGGCTGCACGAGTGCGACGGTTGGCATCCAGTTGGGCAAACAGATAAGCGTTTTCCTCTTCGGTGCGTTCCTGAGTGGCACGATGGATCGTGACTTTCGGTGTAGCGATGGTCGCATACTTGGCTCCCGTGTCAGTCACCGCCCATAGCTCGATGCGGGTCATGTCTTCCGGATCGTAGCGGTAGAGGAACTGACGGCCTACGTTCTGCAGGTGGAAGTTCATGTCTATCAGCCCGTCGTCGCCATACACCATGTAGCTGTATTCCTGCTTGTTCATGCGGAAATTGAAACCTTCCTTGGTGTATTGCACCGGAGCCTGAGAGAACAGCATGAAGATTTCGTGTGCTTCGTAATCATCCAGCGGTTGAGCTTTCGGATTCTCGATGGCGGTGTACATTTCCAGTCGGGTCATGCCGGTGAGGCTGGTAGGATGCTGCATCGAGTTCCATTCTTCGCGACAGCCGGCATACTGCTGTTTCAGTTCCTCCAGCGTGGGAAGAAGGTCGATGTTTGCCATTACCAGGTCGATATTCGCACGGCTGGAAAGCTTCCTGGCCGTGATGTTCTGACCGGTGAAGTTGTAAAGCTTGTGAAGAACCTGCTGCTGGAACCGTCCGAAAGCGGACTCGATGGATTTGGACTGGCCGTTGTGCGGCATCGTGGTTTTGTGAAGATGACAGAGTTTTTTGAAGAATCCCTGCGAAGCCAGTTTCTTGTGTCCTCCCTGGTTATCGGTCACTATCTCGTAAGGCTTTACCTTCCATGTCTGGAGTGCCATCCGGTACGCCATGTACTGGTTGTAGAAGTTTTCGCCGTCACCGATAAAGTAGCCGAGGAACAGTTCCGTGCAGGCATCCATCACCTCGTACACATCCGTGGTTCGTGCCACCCATCGCTTCTGTCTGTCATCGTACGCACGGTAGTAAAGGTTTATCTTCGTACCGTCTGAATACCACAGCGAGTTCGGCATGGACGGCATTACCGTATCGAAGGTTGGCATATATTTGTTCTTGAATTCCCTTTCTCCATTTACTGCGGCATACCACCACACCATTACTGCCGGATCATTCAGATACGTGTGCATCGTTGTAGGACTCTTGATGGTCTTCAAGCCGCGAATCACTGCCTGACGGTTGTACTCCTCAAAGAGCTGCATATCGGTGTAAACCGGGAACTTGCTCCGGCGGAGCTTCAGCAGAAGAGCACCTTCTGCTTTCCCAATGCGGCGTGCCGCACTATTGCCCAGGTTACCGCTCACCAGCACCACATATCCCTCGCGCTTGTAAGCATTGAACTTTTCGCGCAGGCGTGCCGGATTCTTCGGCAGTGTGTGACCTGTGATTTCGCGGAGACGCTCACAGCAGATCTGCACGCTGCTCCATGTTTCTGCACGACGGGCAAAACCACCTTTGGCATGTTCTACACTGCGTGCCTTTTCCGTCCGCAGCATTTCGTTCATCACCTGAGCGTTCAAAATGTATTCCAGCTGACGGGCCGGATCAATACGTGGCTCAAACTCCTTGTAGAAGCGTACAGCCTCGGCATCGAACCGGATCTGTGTGTTGATGTACTTTTCCTGCTCACGCTGTTTCATTTCCTCGTATGCGTTTTTGAATGTGTCATCGTATGCTGCACGGAGCCGTTCCGGCATGGAGCGGTAGGCAATCAGGGCCTCGCGTCCGTTACCTCCCCTCTGGAGGAGGGTAAGCTTGCCTTCACGTACATACTTGTCGTAAGTGGGCTTACTGATAATGCCACCACGAACAAGTTCCGTAAAGCTGACGCATAATGTGTTTCCGTACATTTCCATGATTAATTCGTTAAGATTGTAGTCCGGCCCCGGGACTTGAACCCGGACGGCAGCCGCTTCACTCCTTCTTTTTACCATATTCCCAATTCCTATTGAAAACAGCCCAATATGTCAAATTACAGTCGTTATCCTGAATGTGTGAAGTTCTGCAAGCCGTGTGTGATTTATTCCTTTTTCTGTGCTTCCCGCTTCTTTATTTCTTCATCCATCCATTCCTGGTATTCTTTATCCTCCTTGTCCATCCGTATTGCAGCAGGTATGAGTGCCAGGCAGAGGCAGGTTGTTATAATCAGGTTCATTGTGCCGTCTGTCAGCCGGTTCAGTATGGCTGCTGCCAGTATCAGCAGCAGATAGCGTGTGGTTGTATTGATTCGTTTCATGATTCTATGGTTTTGAATTAGGAGCCATTCCTATTTTCACAAACCGGAATAGCAATGAGCAATCATTTATGCAGTTGGTTGATGTCTTTCTCTTTTCTTAATTTCCTCAAACAGTTGTGCCTGCATCTTTATCAGCATGCAAAACTCTTCATCTTGAATAGCTTCGCGAAATCCTCTGTCGCCTTTTACCAAGTCTATCAGTCCGCATACATGTTCAAGCTGGGATTCAATGTTCTTAAAGGAGTATTTTGTAAAATTCATACAGATTATTTTAAAGGTTAATAACTTCCTCATACGGGTTTTCCAATTTCTTCAGCTCGTAGAGTTCCGCTCCGTGATTCAAGGCATACGAGCGGATAAGTCTTGCTGTAGGACTTTTAGTGTCGTATGCCAGAGCGGCATCCACCGTACGGGTTGTAACATTCAGTTTCCGGGCGATTTCTTCTTTCAGCTCCCGGCTTGCTTTAATGAGTTTTCTTGTTTCTGCCATTTCGTTATTGATTTATTTAGTTATGAAATCTACCATGTATTCTCTCTGGAAAGATCCATCTTCATGAATGTGTTCCGATAACCAACGAGATGTCATTTTCCGACTTTCTTCCTCATCAAATGCCAATTCTTCCGGTTCAGGAAGAGTCTCAATGTTTTTAATCATTCTCGTTAATTCTTCATGTACCTTTTTTGGTATTTGTGCATTACTTAAGCTTACCTTATAGGTTACCTCCACCACAAGTGCTCTAACGGTGATGTTTTCCGATTCGTTTTCTTTGATTTTATCCATAATTTGCGTTTTTAAAGATTATTTTCTACCTTTAGGGCGTCTTCTTTATTGAAGACTCTGCAAAGTAATACAGAAATTCTGAATTATACAAACATAATTCAGTAAAATCAGACAAAAAATTCAGAAAACATGAAAAAAGAGGAGATAAATCTAAGGTTCGTAGAGGCTGTTAATCACCTTCTGGATACACGTATAGTAGCTTCTAAAGCAGATTTGGCTGAAAAATTAGGAATAAAGCCTTCTAAATTTTCAGAAATTCTGAATTATAGAATGAATATAGGAACGGATCTGGCTGCACTCTTATGTTTTACCTATAACATAAATAGCAATTGGCTTCTCACCGGAGAAGGGAAGATGCTTCGTAATGAAGAAAGCCCACCATCAGAACCGATAGATGGAGCAATTCCTTTAGCCCATCCGGTCAATTCACCCGGAGAAGGCATTCCACTGATACCCATCAGTGCCATGGCAGGAGCCTTCACCGGCGAGCATACCGTACTTGAATACGAGTGTGAACGCTTTGTGGTTCCCACATTTAAAGGAGCAGAGTTCCTGATCAGCGTAAAAGGAAGCAGCATGTATCCTAAGTATAACAGTGGAGACATCGTAGCCTGCAAACGCCTTTCCATGAGTGATATCTTCTTTCAATGGAATAAGGTGTATGTATTAGATACGGATCAGGGGCCACTTATCAAACGGGTAAAGCCCGGATCAGACAAAGAACACGTCCTCATCGTATCGGACAATGAACGTTACGAGCCATTCGAATTACCTTTGGACAGGATTTATCATGTGGCCCTGGTTATCGGGGTTATACGGCTGGAGTAAGCTGTAATATTATAGATGTAGTTAAATAACCAATAAAATAAAAGACGTATGAAAAAACTATTATTAATGATGGCAATGATTTTGCCAATGTTTATTACAAGCTGTTCTGATGATGAAGAAGCTACAGTTCTGACAGGTACAACATGGGAATCGACTGAAGAATACGGTGGAATCGTGTATCTGAAATGGACTCTTACATTTCAAGAAAGTACATTCTCCATTACGTTGGATGAAGATTCTGATGCAGATGGTGTTTTCGATAATAAAGATTCCGCATCAGGTTCTTATTCAGTAGACGGCAATAATGTTTCGCTGAATGCAGAAGGGTTGATAATGAGCGGAACATTCAGCGATAATGTGATGCACCTGGATTCCGGTGAAGAAGGTGGCGAATTCGTTTATTATAAGAAATAACGCTTAATTGGCATTTAAAAGGCGATTAAAACAATAATAATTATGGGAACGTTCATAAAAGAGATTGTCTATAATCAAGCTTTTATAGACCAGACATCCCGTCGTAAATGAGATGAAAGGAACAGGGAGTTCTGGCAGAAAATGGGAAACCTTCATTCCAGCTATCCTGATTGCGATATTCTCATCGAAGCGTACGCTAAGGAGCACTTTTCTACTGGGATTGCAGAAGACCTTAAAATTACTTGCAGTTCTCCGGATGTTCAGGATTTGGCGAATCGCATATACAACACTGATTATTATGTCGTTCCTCTAAAGCTATCGGAACTGGGATGTGCGGAAAAAGACGAGGTGATTGCTCATATCTTGCAAAACGGCTGATACAATCAGTCAAGTATAAATGCATGTCTATGTAATCACTCACAGATACATTCTCCTGTATTACAGGAGTTATCATCGTGTTGAAATGGGGGGCTTTTACAATTAGATTCCCTTTTTCATCCACAAAATCAAAAGAAACAATCAATTTTCCTGCCATACTCCTAAAAATAGCTCCCGGACTTTCACCGGGAGCGTTCACCTTAATCCAAATACCTATAAAAACGCAAATTCATAGAAAGTATTGGGGCAGAACCCGGACTCGAACCGGGGACAAAACAGCAGGCGTCCAGTACTGTTTGCTCTACCTTCTGAGCTATTCTGCATCATTTCTACACGCACACACACGTTTTCACCGTAAAAATACGTATTATCATCCCAATAAGCACTATAAACCAGTGACTTACATTAATTTTACAGCATAATCAATGCGAAAATATATAATACTATCTATATCAAAATATAGATTAAAACGCATTAATAGCACACACAAAAGGCAATCTCCTACCAAATACACGACTTAAAACCAGTTAAAAAGGTATGCCCAACTTTTTATTTTACACATAAAATGAATAAAAAAGGGTATGCCCAACTAGTATGCCCAAAGGTATGCCCAACCCCTTTTTTAACATTTATGAGAGAGATTCTGAAACCGCTTGTTTTTCCTGTCTAAATGGGGACTTAAACAGATTTCTAAACACCTAAACAGGCATAAAAAAAGGCCGAAATAAGCCTTTACAGCCTATTCCAGCCCCGTTTAGGTGATATTTATAGGGTGATGTAACAAAAACGTATTTAAAGCCCGTGTTTAGGCCGTTTAGATGTAAAGCGTTTGTAAAGTAATGTCACATTTCGTTTTGTGTTTTCATGAAAGCCCGTTTTCGTTTAACTCGCTGATAAACAAACCGCAACAACATTTCTGCCGCCGTTCTATCTTACACAATTCGTTCTGATGCCCGTATATTATGCCTTCTTTTAAAGAAGGGAAAAGAGGAAGCTTTTCTGATATAATCTTATACATTTGTAGCAGAAAACTGGTAAAGCAGGAAACTGCATAAGAAGAGAGGCAGTTTTTAGAAAACGATCGTAAGAAATAAATGTAATGAAATCAAAGCGATTGATAGGACTATTGCTGTATACAGCATTGCCGGTTTGGGCCTTTAGCCAGATAAAAGGAACAATAGTAGACATCCATCAACAACCGGTAGAAGGTGCGACCATTGTCATGCAACTACCGGATTCAACTTATTTAGAGGCTACCATCTCTGCGGCCGACGGTACATTTATGCTTAAACCGGAGCCGGAGAGTTATCAGCTTATTGTCCAGCACTTACTTTATCAGACCAGACAAATAAAAGGTCGGGCTCATGATGTCGGCATCATTACACTGGAGCCGAAAGACTATAATCTGGAGGAAGTAGTAATTAAGGGAGAAAGACCATTGGTTAAAGTAGAAGACGGACGGCTTGGATATGATCTTTCGGTACTTTCTGAGAAACGGGCTGTAAACAATGCATACGAGGCTATATCCAAACTACCGGGAGTGCAGGAGAGTAACGGAACTCTTTCTCTTGCAGGAGCTAGTTCTCTTACAATTGTGATGAACGGCAAGCCTACGACTATGACAGCAGATCAGCTAGAAACATTGCTGCGCAATACACCGGTAGATCGTGTAGAGAAAGCAGAAGTCATATATAGTGCCCCTCCTGAACTCCATGTGCGTGGAGCTGTCATCAATGTGGTGATGAAACGCTCAAATGACTGTTCATTTCAGGGAGAGTTGAGCACATATTATCAGAACAGATATTTCAGTAGTGGCGGTGCGAATGGTAATTTCCGATTATCTACGCCTAAAGTAACTCTGGATGTAATGTATGGGGCCGACAATGCCAAAATAATGGAATATACGGACTTGTTCTCCAGACATACATTAGGCGATAAGGTTTATGAAATAACTCAAAATGAGAAACTAAGTACCAAAAGCTGGATGCATAATGTAAGAACGGCTCTGGAATACAATATCAATGAAAAGAATCGTCTGAATATTGCTTATACCGGAAGTTTTACTCCCGACAGAAACGGTCGTAGTATAGCAGACGGAAGTTTTCAGCAATCCACTCTCGATAAATTTACAGAAAATAAGATGCATAACATAGCTGTACAATACAGTTCCGGTTTCGGACTCGAATTAGGCGGTGATTATACCCGATTCACTTCTGATAATAACCAGACAATGTTAACACAGCTTACAGATAATAGTGAAAACGCATATACCCTGACCGGCGGCCAGCGTATTGACCGTTACTCTGTTTATGCAGACCAGAAACATAGTCTGCCCAATAATTGGGGTATAGGTTACGGTGTTTCCTATCTCTATACAAAAAACTACGATTTTCAGACTTATAATAATGTGACAGGTAATATAAAACCTGAAAATACTGATGCTAAGCTGGAAGAGCAGACAACTAATTTCTATTTCTCGCTGAGCAAGAATTGGGCAACAGGGACTTCGTTCACTGTTTCGGCTACTGGGGAATATTATACTATTGGCAATTATCACAAATGGGCGGTCTATCCGCAAGCCTCGTTGACATATCTGAAAAGTCCGCAACATATTTTCCAGCTATCCCTGTCAACAGACAAGACATATCCTGGTTACTGGGATATGCAGTCTTCAGTCACCTATCTGAATGGATATTCTGAAATTCAGGGAACGCCTGGTTTAAGACCTATGACGAACTATAATCTGAATGGAAACTATATATTGAAACAGAAGTATATCGTTGGCCTGTTCTATAAACATACATCCGATTACTTTGCCCAGTCTCCCTATCAGGCAACCGACCGGTTGGCATTGATATACAAGAACACTAACTGGAACTATATGCGTATGATAGGAGCCAATATCATTGTACCGTTCAGTATGGGGAACTGGTATGATGCAAGGCTTACACTTGTAGGAATGCAGGCACGACAGAAATGTGACCAATTTTTTGACATACCTTTTGATCGTAAGAAATGGATATTTGTCGGAACACTTGATAATACCTTCAAGGTTGGAAAGAACCTTTCGTTTGAGCTGACAGGGAACATACAAACACCTTTCATTCAGGGAACGTTGGATCTTGCAAGCACATTCAATCTTACAGCCGGAATGAAGTGGAACTTTGCCAAAGACAAATGTACACTTACGGCACGTTGCAGTGACATCTTTAATTCCAGCATGCCGGATATGAAGGTTCGCTTCAAAGGTCAGTATTTGGATATGAACAGTTCTTTCTACACCCGTACAGTATCTCTGAACTTTACATACCGTTTTGGAGGATATAAAAAACAGGAGGTAAAAGAAGTAGACACTTCACGGTTCGGGCATTAAAAAATAATCGACTTACTACATTAAAGACTTGTTATAGTCAAATATTAGGAACTAATTGATTAATTAAAGATGCTGAATATTTTCAGTATCCAAAGATTAAGAGTAGGTTTATTATCTATTTGTGTAGTTTAAGCTCGGATTGAAGTCAGACAATAGGAAAAATAATTAACATGAATGCTGGAAAGATAATACGCTTCTAGCTACAATTTTTGAATAAGATTATTGTGTAAATTTAGCCAATGAGAACAACGGTTTTAGGTATAATAGGCAGTTTCATCATAATGCCTGTCTATGGTCAGCATTTTGTTAAAGGAAAAATCATAGATTCAGAAAATGCAGTAATGCCGATGGTAAATGTGGCATTTCTGAATCAGTCAGACAGTACGCTTGTAACAGGTGCGGTATCAGACTCTTGCGGTATATATAGCACATCACTCGATGGTGGCAGCTATATTATCCGCTATTCCTATCTGGGCTATGAGACGCTGTATAAGAATATACTTGTTAATGCGGACATTACCCTGCCGATAGCTCGGATGGAGCTCTCACAAACTGAACTCGAAGGAGTGGAGATTACAGCGTACAGGAAACCTTTCAAACTGAACCGGGATGGAATTACTGCTGATGTGCCGAACACTATTCTTGCCAAACAAACCACTCTGAATGATCTGCTTTGTAAGATACCAGGTATACAGCAGCGGGGTGACGCCATTGAAGTGATAGGAAAAGGTATACCTACGTATTATATCAATGGCAGGGAGGTTACAGATCAAACAGAACTGAATAATCTGGCTATTGACCAGATTCAGTCTGTCAGACTGATGACGAATCCTGACGTACGTTATCATTCGGAGCAGCGTGCGGTAATTGAAATCAAGACCAAACGTCTGGGAGAAGGACTTGCCTTTAATGTCAGCGGTAATCTGTTGCAGGGAAATCATTTCAGCCAGAATTACCGGATGAATGGAAGCTACAACTATAAAAACTGGGATTTCTTTTTTTCTTACAATTATGATCGTGGAAAGAAGGATTCGGATCTTGATATTTATCAGCAGACTCAAAGTGATACTATCTGGAATCTTACTAATTTGAGTCAAAAGCAGATTTTTAACGAAAGCCATGCTTATACGGGTGGTGTTTCTTATCATTTTTCACCAGAATCGGAGGTTGGATTGAAATATGAAGGCAAATACAGCGAAGGTAATACATCCTCAAATGAAACTCTTTCCATGATACCGGACAAGGGTGTTTCTACTTTCATTAAGAATCTCAGTGATGTGTCCGACAAGTCCGTCAGCAACCATTTTAATTTGTATTATATAAACGACTGGAAGAATGGCTGGAAAATGAACGTATTCGGTGATTATCTTCACAAGACTGATCGTAGCCGGGGGAATATTCGTGAATGGGAAAGCGACGATGCAGAAACATCTATGGACTATCACCGTAAAGCAGACTGGGATTTGTTTGCTGCCAAATTCAGCTTGTCGTATGAAACCGAGAAAGCGGGAACTTTCAGCTTGGGATATGATTTTAGTCATACAAGCGGAACGGACTATATAGAATATATCCGTGCGTTGAATAATGGCCGTACTCGTAATACAGAGTTGAAGAATTCTCTCTACCTGTCATACGATTATACATGGAATAATCTGTCGCTGGGAGCAGGCTTGCGTTACGAACACATACGAAGTGATCTGAGGGAAACCAATGATAGCAAAAGTCAGAACCAGACCTATCACAATTTTCTGCCTTCTGTTTCCTTAAGTTATAATACGGAGAGCCTGCAACAGTCGCTTACTTACTCCATTCATACGGAGCGTCCTCCTTTTGGTGTAATGAATGATAATGCCGTGTATACAGACCGGTTTACCTATCAGAAAGGAAATCTTTACCTGAAACAGGCTCTGACTCATGACTTGAACTATATGCTGTTTTATAAGTTCCTGTTCTTTAACCTGAATTATACCTGTACGCACAATCCGCTGGTAACGGCATTTTACAGTATGCCGGGAAATTCGGCGGTTACGGTCAGCTACATGGATAATTTTGACAAACTGCATAATCTGACGGGTATGATAAACCTGCAATATCCGGTGAAGTGGTGGATACCTTCACTCACGCTTACCTGTATGAAAACATTCTTCGATTATCCTGGACCGGATGGAAGTATGCTGAAATCGGGTCGTCCTTTGATGATACTGAATTTCAACAATAGCTTCACTCTTCCTTCCGGATTCTTGTTATCTGCCGATTTTAATTATGGTTCCAGAGGTTATTATCAGCTGTACGAATCGAAGAGTTACACGTCTCTGAATCTGAGTCTGAAAAAATCATTCCTAGATGACAGGCTTCAGCTTTCGCTCGATGGGTATGACCTTTTCAATAAGAACAAAATACGCAGTGCAGCCCGTCTGAATGATATTATCATGAACAGTATCGGAAAGGAAGACA